TCTGTCTCTGTCTCTGTCTCTGTCTCTGTCTCTGAGATGACAACTTGATGACAAGTTGATATCGGCTTGATATCATCCTGTATCAGCCAATGTGATAGCTTTGAAACACTTGAAAAGACTTGCTTTTCTGGCAGTCGTAAACGAAAGGCGATATCAGGAATGGAGGGAAGCGCGCCGTGGTTCTCTGAGGCGAGTAGCCACAGCATAATGAGGAGCTTGGAAGAGACAGGATCGAGGTCGTACCACTGCTTGTCGTCGAGTAACTTGCGATAGAGTTTAATCCAGATAGGGTTGCGGTCTTTGAAATGCTGGAACTCAGCCCAGTTCTTAACCTGCATATTTTGGCCTCAAAATAAGACGGCTCTGGCCGGTAGGACTAGTACCGATCAGAGCCGTTTACTTCGCCTCAATGGGGTGAAGTCCACTGAGGGGAATACCGAATCCGTGCTAGTCCCACGGAAATATGTCTTGCCTTCTGTATCACACAAACGGCACACACGCAAGCATTTGTATTACATGCAGGGCATGTCAACACGCCTGCAAGGGGCCAGCCGATCCACTCTCTAGCAAGCGTTCATTCCTGGCATGGCAATCCCGCTCATGCTTGGTGAGGAACACGGTGAAGAGTTCGCCGGAAAAGGCGAGGGTTAATGCGGTGATAAGCAAGTATGTTAAAGAGATGGGTTCACGGAGAATCATGCGACAACCCACAACAGCATGAACAGGCCAGCGAGTAAGCAGGCAAACCCCATCATTCGGGACAATTTATCTAGATCCCCATTATCGAATGGCGCAAGATTCCCCAAGGCGTTAGCCGCGAGCAGCAGCCCAATCGCTTGCATAGTATAGATGAAGACAAGGCGATCCATTAGAATCCCTCCTGTGAGTATAGAATCATGTATTACTCCTCGTGAAGATTTAACAGCATCCGCAGCCGTTCTTTTAGATCTGTATCGTCATCACTCGTATTGTTCAGCATTGGGAACGCCTCGCGCATGGCCGATTCAAGTGCAGTAATTCGCGCCTCCCGCGCCGTGAGGGTGGCCTGAAGCTGGGTGATCGTGAGACGGAGCGCGGCGTCATGGTCCCGTAACATTTGCGCCCTCACAGACATATGTCCCATATCACGAATATCGTCACACAGATTCTCCACCTGCTCCCGCTTCAATGGGCTAGGCGTGGGCTGACCTAACGGTTCGTCTGCACACCACATATTCACCCCTCCTTCTGTGGCGCAAGCTGGGCGATGGCCTTTTCTAAGGCTTGCTCAACGGTGTAGGGATTGATTTTTTGCGTACCGATAGACATGTAATAATCCAATGCCAGTCTTAACGCATCCACCACCTCTGCGAGCGCGGAGAGTTCGATGACGGGAAGATATGAATCCTCGCAGCATTTGCATCGTTGCTCTGCATCGAGCAATTCAGTTTGACTGAATACCCATTTCACCTGCATCATGGCTGCACCTCCTGCCCGGCATGGGTGCGAATCCATTCAAGAAATTGGTAGAGATGATTGATTCGCAATGGCTCATTCATTCCAGCCACATAGGAACGGGCCTGGCATTCCTTCTCAACCTTTTCCCACACACGCCGTTCCGCATCGGCCAGGGCTTGTGCAATCACCCGCCTCATCATGTCGGCATTGTAGGAAACGCACACCTGTCCGTTGATGCCCTCAATCTTCAGAACGAGATGCGACAACATCTCCGTCACCAGCTCCTGCCGCTGTGCGTCCGTCATACTTCCTCCATCTCGGTTATCAGCACATCCACCCGCCAGTTGTCTTTATGTACGAGAAAGCTGTCGCTTATCTGCCAGATCAATGCCGTTTGTGATCGCATTCCCATCCCGGTATAAAGTGGCACATACGCTGCTTGTTTGCCGCCTTGAACCATGCCCCATCTATAACCACGATCTTTGTATCAGGATGATACTTCTTCATACGCTTGAGCTTTGTCTTTGACCTGGCATCCATCCAGCCCTTCACTTCATGATATTCGTTTGTCGCGGGTAAATAAAAGTCAGGCGTATAGGATCGCACCCCGCGCTTAATATTCAAAAACCAGAAGGTCTTTTTCTCGTAGGTCCATTCTATTTGATGGTAGTTGAGAAAACGTGCGTAGTTGGCCTCGTAACGACTCCTGAAGAATTGGTTCCCGATGTCTGCCCTTCGTCCATAGATTCCTCGATTGAGTTTTCTGGAAAATGAGGCGGGATTACTTTTCATCCTTGCCACGACTGCCTTTGATATTTTCATGCGATGTTCCTCTGTGAATGGAGGCCGCGTCGATCCGAAGTGCGCCTTACTTATCCTGGCGCAAACTTCTGGCGTATGATGTTTGCCAAGCATCCCTCTTGGATGCGGGTAGATTTTCCATTGTTCCTTTGCCCTGTTGCTGTGCTCCACATGTCTTTCTTCTGGTGTCATTTGCCTGCGAAGAATCTGCTTCTGGACTTTCGGTAACTTCAAGTCGAATGGCACCACCCGCACTCTGTTTGTCACGCACCCCAATGAACGCGCTTTTCTCACAACGTTAGCAGGGTGTCTCCCAAAACGGACTGCCAGCATCTTCAGCCATGGAGCCTTGCTGCCTTCATTGGCTTTATATGCCCAAATCAAGTCCTTACACTCTTCTTCAGTCCATGGACGAAACAGCAAGGGCACAGGAAGGCCCTTCTTGCGAGCACGGTACCGGCGATTCGCTAACGCTTTCCTGCCGGGGAAGTTCGTGTTGGGAATCGTGAACGCTTGCTGCATTATTCCTCCTCAATACCTAATTCCAATTCGATATCCTCCATCAAACAGTATCCGTCGCAAGCTGCTTCGTCATAGAACACTGTCATTTCAAATGGAGAAACGATATAGCCAGCGTCTTTCTGCTTTCTAAGCATGTCGTAACAGGCTTTCAAGAGAATCATTTTCCTGTCCGCATGGCTCTTGCTGCGCTGTGTTGGACTGCTCACGCTTTAACTCCTTGGCTTTCGCCCGTCTCGCCCGTTGTTTGCCGCGCATCAACTCCCGATACTTTCTGCTGCGTTCTGCGTCACTTAGTTCACTCCGCTTGCGGCTATGCCAACAGGTCGCGCAATAGCCAAACAGTTCAGGCAGCATGCGGCAGTCAGCGGTGCTGCACTTGACGGTGATGAGGACTAAGAATGGGTCGTGACTACAATTCACACACGCGAATGATCCATGCTGTTCTAGTACAAGCCCTCCACATCGAGTACAGCGCATGATTCCTCCATTGTCAGGTGTGCAGGGCCGGATTTGAACCGGCTTGCGGGGCCTTCAGCCGTCAGCGCAGCCCCATCGTCTATAGCGGCCATCGTATCTACAGTGTGCCGGACCGTTCCCGCGTACCCGCCCCCAGACCTTCCGCCGCCACGGTTCGCATCGGTCACAGAACCCCGGTAGTAACCCTAGATACGCTGACTGTTCCGAGCGTGTTCCCATCACGCCGCCTGCACATTCTCCCTGTCAGGAGGAGCCGCCACCTCTAGCGGCCCCTCCCCGTCACCTGCTTCGTACAGACAGGTGCCTCAATGCTGGTTTCAACGGTTCACCAGCAACCCGTATTGGTGGATCAGGACCGGAATCGAACCGGCGTACAAGCGCATCCTCACAGATGTTTGTCTTGTCACGAGATCCAACTTCCTGCTGTGAGACAGGTTTCTCGCCTGATCCATTCGTTATTCCTGCCCCTCAAACGCCATTACATCTTGTTTTTGTCTGCGATCAATCTCATCCTGAGCGGCTTGCTTGTGATCGGTCATCTTGATATTGGTAGCCGACCAAATGAGGTCATCTAGGCTAATATCTGTGACAGCCTTTCCCCTGTTCTTCCCTACACGCCAGATGAAGGGCGCGGCAGCATCGCTCCTTATTGGGGCCTCCTCCTCGGAGGCCATCGTTCCAACGGACACGCCTGTAGCGCCAGTCTGCCGCGCTGGTTCCTGCATCTCCTTGGCGAGTTCGGCAATCTTCGCCTGTGCCGTCTGCTTGCTGGTATTCGCAAAGATTCCAGAAGCATAGCGTCCTTGTGGTTGTGGACTCGCCGCTGCTCCATCGTCATCCTCTTCCGTCACAATGCCGGTCATGCTGCCAAGGGCATACCGCCTCGCATAGGTGAGGGCTGAGCCATAGCCTTGAGGGTCATTCTTGGCTACCCGAATCTTCAGCCGTGAGCGCATCCATTGGCCGCTGGTATGCGAGAGCTGCGTATCCAGCACAATGTACTCATCCGGCGCATCCATGGGACTCTGCGTGATTGCGATGCCGTTGTCCCTGAATGGTGCCGCGGCTTCCCATACCGTAGGAAGATCTGCATACTTTGACTTAAAGAATGGGTTGACATGATCCTTGGCTGCCGGCACCAAGGCCAGTTGCGCCTTGACAATCGCCGCCGCTAGTTCGTTGATTGACTCACTTTGAGACGATTCCACCAGTCCTCCTTTTCGGCACGAGCCGATAGCGAAACGGTTCAGTTCGGTAACAGGACTCACACAACTCAACTAGCATGTACTCTTTCAAGATCTCCCCGCACTTCCTGCATGGCGTCTCAGCCCGGCAATGTTCACACAACCCGCTCCAATGCCACGGCATTTCGACAGAACACATGGAGCAGTCGCTAGATCCTCGCAGACAGGGGTAAATAGGCATCAGCACCCTCCCCGTGTCGCTACATCGGCCTTCCAATCCGTCACATCTGAGTCATCGTAAGAGTCTTTGCAGGCTGCACTAAATCGCGCTTGTTCAATCTCGTTTTTGTAGTATTCAAGTAATGTAGGCTGAAACATTGGCTCGCTATAGAGAAACGTCACCACATCAACAAATCCATAGTGATTGAACACCTTGGATGCCTCACTCCACCCCACCTCATCGCTCATGCGTTTAGCGATGATCTCAATGATTTCTTCGTCGGTCATCGTGACCTGCCAAATTCGCCGTGATACTTCACACTTGCAGCTTGGTAAGCTTTATGGGCTTCTTCTTTAGTGCGGAAAACCCCAAGGTAAATCCCTTTCATGTTCACCTTAATCTCAGATTTCCACTTACCTGTACTCCACTTGCCAGTACATAGAGTCACGCCTTTATACCCAGACGTATTGTTCCTACTCATCGCTCTGTTGCATCCGTTTTGCTGAACTGTAGCCAATCGAAGATTGGACCGCCTATTATCTAGGCCATTCCCATTGATGTGATCCACGTTGATTCCTTTTGGTGCATTCAGAATGACGCTATGCAAACGAGTCATCGTTTTACTTACCAGCCTGCCATCGCGCCTATCGTATAGTGCACGCACTGCATACACGGTATTGGGACCAACTAATGCACACCAATTAGACATTCCGACTAGAGGAAGATCGGCCAAATCAATGACGGCCTCATAACCTTTAGACAGCGTTATATATGCAAGGTCTCCATCTATTCTTACCGGCTTTAGCTTCTTAGGCATATCTATCTCCGGTTATTCTGAGTCTGCGAAATCATCCACGTTTCTTGTCGTGTAATGGTGCGCCGGGAGTCTCAGCCGCTTGTCCCGCCGCTGATCTGCTGCCCAGCAGGAGATGATTTGTCCCGCTATAGATACCGCGTTGGTAAAGTCCTGCTTGGCCTTTTCCTGCACTAATAAATAGTCACCTTCGGATAGGGAGATGGTGATTTTCACTTGACCTCCTTCTTGGCTTGCTGCTCTTGGTCGTACCGCGCCAGGAACTTTCTCGCCATGTTGGTGGCCCCTGCATTGAGCCGCCCGACCCGTTGGCCTTTGCGATTGATCGGCCAGCCGGACAGGTTGATTTCTGGCCTATTCACCCAATCGCCTGAGGTGTAGTGCATCTTTTCACGGCTGATTTCGCCTCTCATGCCATCACCCATACGACAGCCACCACGCTCCACACGATCCCCAGCACAACCCAATAGGCCACCACTTCAATCTGCTGATCCTCGATAATGTGCGTGGTTGCGGTCAGTGCTTTCATCCTGTCCTTCGCCCTCACCCGATCCGTCAAAAAGGCGTTTGACATCTCTCTAGCGGTCTGCATGTAGAACCTCCTTGGCTAAAGTTCCCTTGCCCTCAATGTTGGCTTGATGAAACCCCCTGATCCATGCTTCCCTGTAAGTGTATGCTTCGGTGATATTCCACCGCTGGTCATCGAACGCACTATTGCCCTCATACACATCTAGCAACGCCTGCAATTCTATTCTCAGCCTGCGTTCATCTGAGGGGGACTTTTCGCCTTTACCGAGCATGCTAATGACTAACTGGATGGACTCAGCGAGTTGCATGCGTGACCCCCTTTGTCAGCTTCGCTTTCTTTGCGGCAGGCGATAGCCCAAATATCATCCGTAAACCCATACGGGCCACATCTGCACGGCTCAGGCCCGTGGCCTTGACCTCTGACCGAATTTGTTTTTCTAAGGCCGCGTCGATGGGGAAACTGAGATTAAATTTCTTTTGCATGACACCTCCTATTCAATGTGGTTCTGATGTAGTGCGTTGTACTGCATTGTATTACTCGTGTCAATAAGAAAAATGCGTTTCCCTGAAAATAAATTTGACAGCGGTATAAGGAGATTGGTACGGTCTGTGCTAGGCCACTAACAGGGAGGTGCGTGATGACAGGGAACTTAGATGAGACGTTAGTAGTACGGATCTCAAAAGAGTTGAAGCGGGAACTCGATAAGTGGGCGCTGAAGAATCACACGAAACCGGGGGCAATGGCGCGGACGATTTTAGATATCACGTTCGGCATCCAAGAAGAACCGTGGCAGTTGCCGCCGACCATCAAACCACAAGGGCCTGCTCAGGATTCCCCCAGGAAACGGCCTGAGTAGATGTATACGGGGTATTCAATGACTTCACAGGAACCATACATTATCCTTTCAGTGGCTAGGGACATCCCTAGGGTGAGTGAGGGAATCTCTGATCTCGTAACTGCGTATAGTAGTTTTGCTCGCTAGTTTTCGACCCTTCGGCTGACTTACAGTGCCCCATTCATTTGTGGAGGCATCATGTCTATCAAGCCTGTCACAGTCAAAGCCCTCGTGGATTTGTTTTTCGAGCTGCACGTTCCCCTATTGAAAGACCCGCGCCCGCTCCGTTCCCGTATGCTGAAGTATTTCCCCCCACTGTATGACAGGCCGCTCGCTGAACTCAGCGTCATCGACATTACGCGGTGGAGGAATAGTATCAAGGCGCACAGTGCCGTGCAAGCGATGGGGTGCCTTAAAGACTTACGACACTTGTATAACAAGGCGGTGGAATGGGAACTCTACAGCGGCCCTAACCTGGCTGCCAGGATTAAGAATGAACGCCAGCCCATGCGGAAAACCTACATCAGAGAGCATGAAATGCCACAGGCGTTGGCGTCCATCTTCGCGCAACCCCTGCAACCACGCCTGTATTTCTATGCGTCATTGATCCTGGCCTGTCGGCCTACAGAGCTACAGCATCAACACAAGAACGATGTACGGGTATGGAAGGAAGGCGATATATGGCAGGGATTATGGACGAAGCCCAAAGGATCGACAAAGACATCACGGGAGCATACGATACCGCTCCCTCCGGCGCTGGCGGAGATGTATGCGTTATATATCCCCACGCTGGCCCCTGATGGGTTGTGGATGTTTCCAGGGCGCAATGGGAAGCCGCTGTCCAAAGAGTTTTGGTTTGCAAAATGGGACAGCATCAGAACTGCCGCCAATCTCCCGCATGTGTGGTGCTATGACCTACGGCGCACGGGGTCAACATGGGCGAATGATACGTGCGGCAACCTGTCAGCGGTGAGTAAAGGGATGCTAGACCATACCACCTACCAGGCCACGGACCATTATGTGCAGGTGATGGATGGGCCAGTGAAAGCGATGCTAGGTAAACATGAGGAGCGTCTGTTACAGTGCACCACGCATTAACCAGGAGGTTTCCATGAACACACTACGAATCATAATGATGGGGTTGGCGTTGGTCTGTCTGCCGGTGCTGGCGATGGCGGAGAATTGCACGTCGCAATATGTGACGATGCCTAACGGGAAGGTGATGCTCTGTACGAATTGCTGCTATAACGGCGTCTGTTCTACGCGGTGCTGGTAGCTAGCGTGTCAGTTCGTAAATCTCGTTGTGCAGATCAATTCCGACCTGCTCGGCACAGAATGGCGTGAAGACCACATCCCCAGCATGGACGGCGGGATTCTTGACACGAAGAATCGCCGCCTCGGTGCTGTCGATGATGCCCACCATACAGCCGCGTCCGTCAGGCCCCGCGTTGAGCACGGGCTTGGTCCCTAACAGCCCGCAACCGCTGCATACAGTAAGTAGCAGACTGAAAATCACCAGCCGCCATCGCTTTGTCATACTCTTCCTTCCAATGGTCCGCTTCATCTCGCAGGACATTTTGATCCTTGGTGCGTCCTCCTGCGGCCCATGAAAAAAGCGCCTTGGCGAAGTCGGCCACAGATTGCACCGCCTCAGACCAGGCCATTAGCTCACCGGCTTAGCTTCGGCGGGAATCGGCGCATTGCTCACATTGCTGTCCTTCGCGGCAATCAACCCGAAGGCGGTACACACGCCGCAGAACAGCATCAACAGTGAGTTGTACTTTTCCGGTAAGATCCCCGCGTAGCTGGTGCCCCCGCAGGCCAGCACCAGCACACCCATGAGTGAGGTTTTCCAATTGGTCAGCATCGTTGTCTCCTTCATTTGCGCCCGTTCATGTACACTTGCCGCTCTATTTCTCTGAGTCGAGCTTCTTGGGACTCTGTGCGCCTTTCCAAATCAGTAGTCCGTGGAAGAAGGGATGCACGCTCGTTAAGGGTACTACGGATTTCGTCAAGGTCCCGCTCGATGGAGCTAGACCATAGCCCAACAACCACCCCGCACAAAGCAATGATAACCCCACAAGCACCAAGGAAGGGCCTTGAGAAGAGGGCGTTAATCTCATTGGCTTCCGTCTCATTTCCAGACATCCTGTAGGCACCGTCGCTCCCTTCTCGGCACCATTGCCGCTATCGTTTGTTCTTCTTCGGACATTTGTACTGGGTATGCGGATACGCTTCGTCATGCTTCAATGCCACGCCGCAGTAGGGACAGAGATACTTTTTCATGCCAGCACCGGCACAAGGGTAACGGGTGGGGCTTCCGTGACCTGCAATTCAAAGGTATTCACCTCTTCTAGCAAGGTCATGAGTTCCAAGAATCCCCGCTGACTTGACACAATCATCGGCTTCTCCCATGTCCCGCTGAACTCTTCCCCCACGAGGATGCACCCCTGCGTGTCCTCGGTGGTATTGCCACGGTGGAACAAGACATGACTCCGATTCGGGACGTTCTGCACTTCAAACGTTTCACCGAACTTCGGTGAACGCACCCGCCCACAGCGGTAACGGCCAGGGGGAATACAGGAGAGGTTCGGTTCATTGTCTTGCCATGGGCGTTCTAAGGTCAGGACAAATGGCACCGCTCCAAAGCGCAAGACGCCAAAGGTTCCGCGTGCTGACTGTCCCACTCTGATGAGGTAGAGAATCATGTTTACCTCGGCGTTCTCGTACCGCTGCCCGTGCGGGGACGCAATTCCGGTACACCCACTCGTGGCCGTGTGAGGCCAGAAGAACCCGTAGTCCCTTGCACCACAGAAGAAAAGGCTGTGCTGGCATTGCCTGCCCCATCCTTATGCTTCCCTCTGAAGCGGTACGTGGTGGAGGCGTTCAGCCCTGGCACCAGCGCAGAAGTGGTGGATTGCGGGATGATCGTGATCGGCGCATAGTCGGTACAGGCCGCACCCGCACACGCTTCAATAGAAGGCGTGGCAAGGACCCCGCTGTTGTCGGTGCCTGCCGTCCATGAGAGCAAGAGACTGCCACGATAGGATGCACTGACCGTTAGCCCGGTCATATCAGAGGGCGGCGTGATGTCAGTTTGTGCGTTCGTGACAAAGGTGGAGGTATTGGAGAAGGCCGCGCTGCGATTCCCTGCCGCGTCAAAGGCCTTCATCTTCACCGTATAGGACAGTCCCGCCGTCAACCCGCCAATCGACTGCGTGGTACTCACGCTCCAAGTCGGATTAATAATGGAGTACGAGGAGCAGGCATCTCCGAGGCAGATCCACGCTTCATAGCCAGTAACCGCCGTGTTATCGGTGGCAGCGGTAAACGTGCAGGTCCCTCCCGATGTGCCCACGGGGATACAGACTAAGTTGCTCACCGTACTGGGTGCGGTAATATCCCCACCCGCTGCCGCCACGCTGTAAGAGAAGCTGTAACTCGTGGTGTTGATGTTATTCGTCGGTGCCGTGTCCGTAGGGTATTGATCGGTGCAGCGTACGTAGATGGTATACGTCGTATTGTTTGCCAACCCCGTAGCAGCCCACGTATGCGTAAGCCCGTTGACGGTAGTGGCCGTCTGCGTCATGGCGCTATAGGCTTGGTCGGTAGTGCTGCGTCGGCAGATCGCCGGTTCGTTCGTCGCCCATGATTCCGTGATGCTCGTGGTGCCAGCGGCTAACGCCGTGGTCGGTGCTCCACCACTAATCACGGGAGGGGTGGTATCAATGTTCGTGATGCCGGTGAGATTGGCGGTGACAAACTGCCCCGCCGTGGTATTCACCGCACCTAACGCATCGACGGCATAGAATGAGACAGAGGTTTGTCCATTGACCCAGGACCGTGTATAGCGTCCGTTCGTATCGAGCGGCGTGAGATTGCCTGAGAGGAAATTATCCAGCCGCACATCAGAGGCCGTGCCGCCCACGCCAATATAGGCCCCCATCCCGGCATACCCCGTGGCAATATCTCCATCTGTGGTCGTGAGGAGTAAGGCCCCATTCCGATAACAGCGGTGGGTGGTGCCTTCAGACTCGATCCGTAGGGTATCGGATGCCGCCCATACGGTCGTAGATTCCGTTGTTAGATTCGTATTGACGCCTGAGATGCGCTTGACCAGGCGCGTGCCGTCTCCTGCTGCGCCCCGTGTCGCCACGCAGGAATACCCGTCACCGTTGGTCGAGGGGTTCCGCGTAATCGGCCCCACGTAGGTTTCCACGGTTCCAGCAAACGAAGAGAGTGTCACTTGCGCCCATTGGTTCGCGGAGAGGGTCGAGGTTTCCACTTCACGCATCGACGAATTCGCCGCTGCCACTTGCGCGGCGTTCGTGGCGAGCGCCCAGGCACTATCCACCGTGGTCCAATTCGCACCCAGGTCTGCCCCGTCCGCCCGTGTAAACGTATCAGAACCAATCCCCACAAGCCCCCCGGCAATCGTCGCAGGCGTCACGGTTTCATCAGCCGCCACACTCCCCGTTACCTGTACGAGCACGGCAGTCGGAGCAGTCGCCCCATAGGTGAGTGTGGCACCCGTGGTATCCACCGTCGCGTTGGTGATAGAGGGTGGGGTCGTGGTTTGGAAATCCCCTGCGCTAAAGTTATCGAGTTCCACGAGGGTAATATCGGCGGTATAAATGGCAATACCGGCCCTGCTTCCGGTGGGGATGTTGGTATCCGTCGCCGAGACCACGAGGACATTGTTGCGGTACAGCCGCAAGGTGGACCCCTGCACTTCCCCCCGCAGAATGTCCCCCTGTATCCATGGCACAATGGCCGTCGCTAACGTGGCGCAGGTGCCAGCGACACACCGTTCGATGGAGGTGCTATTGGAATCCGTTTGATTGGTCGCATGAAACGCATAATAGGTTCTCGTCGCCGGGGCAGCATTCCGCACCGCTACGAGAATGCCCTGCCATCCCGTTGCCGTGAGTGAGGAAAACGTGGCTTGCGCCCACTGGTCGTTGGCTAACGAGGTTGCGTTATAGGTTTCGTGGCATTCGTTGGAATTGGTGGTCGCCCGTACCCGATTGCCCACGATCTTGCAGGAGTCGCGTCCGGTATATCCGGCATCCCACGAAGCACCCAGGTCCAGGTTATCAGCACGGTCAAACGTCTCTGTGATTGTAGTCCTCCGTGTCGATCCACTCGCAGGCGTGGCCGAAGTGGTCGCTTCCACAATGGCTGAGGAGGTGCCAAGATTGCCCGATGGGTCTTGTGCCGTGATGGTATAGCGATAGAGTGTACTTGCCGTCAGGCCAGTATCGGTGAAGGTGGTTGAGGCGGTTGACCCGATGCTGGCAAAGGTCGTACAGGCCGCCCCTGAGCATCGCACAAGGTTATAGCGAGCAATGCCGTTCGCATCCGTCGCCGCTGTCCAGGTCAGCATGATGGAGGTATCGCCACTGGCCGTAGCCGATGCGCCCGTGACTTGCGTGGGGGGCGTGGTGTCCGGTGTGGGAATGACCGTGCCCCCAGGCATCCCAATACGCGTCGTGGAGATCACGGTATGATCCACCCACCAATAGTACGGACAGGGGTATCCTGGCGCACCCACGGCGCATGTTGAGGCGACTGTTCCCCCTCCCCCGCCCCATTCTGCGGTATGATGGAGATTGGCCCATCCTGCCGATGCAGACGTGGAACTGTCTCGGATGGAGATGTTGGTATAGTGCGCGCACTGCACATCATTCACCCAGGAATCATAGACGCCATCGGCTAGCCCCGGCGTATTCAACTGAACATGGAACTCCACCCATTTCCATTCGTTCGTATAGCCTGTAAAATTTGTGAGATTGCAATAGTGATTGACGGACCCATCTCCCCACACAATCTGTTGCGTTCCAGAGAGGGATGAGGCTCCCCCAGTCCATGACAGTTGAATGTTATTGGGGAATCCCGTGCTACTCACCGCGCCATCCATCGCAAATTGGTTAATCTTTTGGCCGATAGATTGCCAAGACGCGGGGCTGGAATAGCGCATCCACGCCCCTAGGTAGAGGTCAGTGATCCCAGCCGGGAGCGTGTATTCTGCCCGTCCTCCGCTGAAGCTGGTGCTATACGTTCCAGCGGCATAGGTAAATTGGAGCGCACATCCTCCCGATGGAGACGGAGTGACCGTGCAATCCACCGCCGTGCCTGCGTAGGCCCACGGAAAACCCGGCTTCGACTCCCATTCATTCGTCGTAATCACCGCCGCAGACACGATGGACGGCAGCAACAACAGGCACAACAACAAGCGAATCAGCATAGCCATTAGACCCCCTCGTACATGATGGAGAAATAAATCCAAATCTCAGCGGCAGTCGTGAAATCCGTGATATTCAGCGGGGTAAAGACATCGTGCGAGACTTTGTTGATCTTGATGATTTTACTCACATCAATCGTGGCACTGTGCGACTTGTAGGCGGCGGCACCTGAGGCATTGACGATGGTACAGCAGCCAATCGGCGTCACGTTCCCCGTGTGCCCATACGTGGCCCCCGTGATTTGTACGGCCCCTGTCGCCGTCGTATAGGTCGGTGTACAGATCAGATTGCCACTCAGCCAGGTCATATCTCCGACCTGCACCACTTGGCCTTGTTGGTAGGCATAGGTCACAGCAAGATCGCCAGGTGTGAGACATGACAGCGAAGGGGTCCAGGTAGCAGGCGTGGAGGTAATCGGGTCGAGGAGTTGCACCTGATCCCATGTCGCTAAGGTGGTCGCGCCGTCAGAGGTTTTCACCACGATCTTATACAGTCCGTCAAAATAGGCAGAGGCAATGCCGTTAATATCAGCTTGGAGCGGTTGTGCCGCCGTGGTGATTTTCGTGCGGTCTGTCCAACACGCCTTGGTTGTCGTGGTTCCGACGACATAGTGATAAATCAAGGCGCTGGTAGCGAGACTGCCCCCGTTAAAGAAGGGTCCAAATTCTTTGAACAATGCGGTTGCGGCCATGCTGCCTCGTTATTGATAAATGTTAATTTGCTTTACGCCTGCGGCCCCTGCGCCGCCGTTTGTCAATACGCCGGTATCGGTCCCGCCTGCCGTCATGGTGAACGTAGCCCCGTTGTCGGTATAAGATCGCGTGATGATGTAGACGTTCCCTGCCCCTCCACCGCCTGCGCCATAGTTCACACTGTTCGGCGTGGCCCCACTGGTGTTCAAGACGGCGGTATTCGCTAACACCACTGTCGGCGCAATCAGGACGATGCTGCCGCCGCCATTCCCGCCTGCGGTATCGTATGACCCGCCGCCACCAGCCCCGCCCATGACTTCCAACGGATTCGCCAGCATGCCGCCAAGGTCACTGGCTGTCAGTTGTGTGCCTGCCGTGCCACTATTGATCGCCCCTACGCCACCCGCTTGCAGCGTGATCCCATGCCGTAAGACTGCTCCACCATTACCGCCCGTATTGGCTCCCGTGCTGCCACCGCCACCCCCGCCGACTTGATCGGTGCCAGCATCACCGGCACTGCCATTCCCTGCCCCGCCGCCACCAGCTCCACCAGCCCCACCCGCCCCGCTTGCGGTGATGGTGCCGTTGATCGTGATGGTTCCCGTTGCCGCAATCACTACCCGACGTTTGCCAGAGGGGACCGTCAGCGTATGCGCTGAATTGAGCGTCACATCGCCACTATAAAAGTGAATGCCGCTCAAGTTGCCCGTGGCAGAGGTAAAGGTTTCCCCCGTTCGGGTACTGCCTGCCCCAATGGACGACGGCCCGTCATAGCATTGCGCCCCGCCTAACCCTGTCGAACGATCCGTCAAGTAGTAGGTGCGGTCTGCCGTATTCGCATGCGTAAAGATGCCCTTGAACGCGCCTGTCGCTACCCACCGATAGCAGGCCGTCAATGCAGCCCCGGCCACACGCAAGAAGACATCCAAATAGGTATCTTCTGATGCGGCGGTGACATCGCTTGCCGCAAATTGAATTGACCCAAAGTCAGAAGGGTTTTCATCGGCGCTTTGTGCCCGTACCGTCATGCCTGTGCCGATGCCTGCCGCTGGGGAATTGGTGGTCGTAGCAGTCACGATCAACGGTGAGTTGACCGTATTGGTACGTCCGTCACTCACTTTGACCGTCGTCGATGTGCGATTGACTAAGAGCGAGTTGGCGATTTGTCCAGCGACCCGCCACACGCCAGCGCCTTCGTTGAGCAAGAACACCACATCGCCTGACTGCACGCTGAGATTCACACTCCCCGGTGTGAGCAGATTGGCTGAATAGTTCAATGAGAGCGTGCCGTCAAAGCAGAGCCAGACGAATGGAATACTGCCAGTAATGGTGTTGATATCGACAGAGCCGGTGATATGAAAGAATGATTCTGGCCCCACCCCAATAGAGGACGCAGAGGAAATGGATGATCCTTCGCTGAAACTGGGATTCAAGAAGTCTTGAATCAGAACATTGTCCCAGGTGTATTTCACCACATCGTTGGAATCGGCTATGACGATTTTATAGAGTCCGTCCGCAAAGAAGGCGAACACGCCATTGGCATCACTCACAAACGGCTGCGCTAAGGTGGTGCTTGCAATCCGATCCGACCAGATATCTTTGAGCGTGGTGGATCCCACCTGATAGTGATAGAGCTTGGCCGAGGTCATCAGTGCGCCGGCATCAAAGAAGGGTCCAAGCGTACAGAATTGGGCGTTACTCACTTGAAGACCTCATCGTGATAATCCATGAGCGATTTACCGACTAGCCCGCCACGAATTGCGGCGATGTTGTAGGTCGCTGGTTCTCTGAGGAGACGGTTCTGATACATATTGGAAAGCAACCCTGATCGCATGGGCGCACGAAGGAATGGCCCACCGGCCATCGCCGCCCCTGCCAACATGCCAGGGATATTCCCTGATGCGGCGGCGGCTGCGGCTGTGGTCAATCCTGCCCCTGCGACCATCATGTTCGTGGCACTGGATTCAGGCGGGGGAATCATGCGTTGATCGCGTGCCGCATAGGGGAAGGTTTGTGCAAACTTACCAATGACTTTGAGTTCGCCACTCAGCGGCTTCCCTTTGTCCAACATCTCGCCTAGTATTTTCGCTGAGACGTTGCCATCCTCTAGCAATGCCCGCTCCACATCATAGGTTTTGGCTATGAGCGTGCGTGACTCCCTAAACCTGTCCATGAGGTTTGTGCCAGGACTCAGCCGTGACGCTTCCTTTTCAATAACTCGCTCATACAGATTGGCTTTATTGTCGAGAGCCTTAGCTTTCTGAAGCACTGACGGATCAGCCGGAGACATTGGGCTATAGTAGGATTTGTAATAAGCGGAGGCATCAGCCCTCGCCTGCTTCATGGCTTCTAGCGCAGACTTTGAACGCGGGGAAAGATTGGCGACTTCCTGATAGACCTGTTCTGCGCCTGATCGGACAGACTTGAGCGAATCCGGCGTGACTGGCGTACCTTTCGGCAATCCTACTGCTTGTGCCGCTAGTTCATTCGTCACCGGCTGATTCTTCAATGCGGCTTCGTTCCTGATCGCGCCAGATCCCGCCATCCATTCTGCCTTACTGGTTCCAAATGACGGCTTGACGGATGACGGCTGCACCACATAGCCCGCGTCGCGTGCGGCCTGTAAATTCTCATTTCCTTCAGCCGTTAAGATCGACTTGGTGCCAGGGGCATAGAGGCGGCTCAGACCTAATGGCGTGGTCATGCCCACAACGGTAGAGGCTATGTTGCTTCCTGTTTCTCCAAGAATCGGCTTGGTGAGTTCCTTCGTGACTCCTGCCGCGCCACCACTGAGCAACCCCATGCCCGCATTGACCGCCACTTGTCCCAGGGATTGCGCGGGAGCCAACATCGTATTCACGCCAGCCTGCACAGCGGTATCGAGGATGCGTTGTGGTCCGGTTTGCGGTTCGTTCTCAGCGCGAATGATGCCGACTTTCTCAAGCGCCTTGCGTGCTAAGTTCGGGCGTGCAGGGCGTTGCACTTGGTCAAGCGCCTGCTCATTGCCGCGTAAATAATTCACGCCAGCGGCTACGCCCTTTGCCACGGTGCCTAGTGCGCCAGCCCCAGGACCCGTCGCTACGTTCGTCCAGAAGTCAGGCGCACTGGCTGCGGCTGTCGCGGCGGCGTTACCTGCCACTTTCATAAAGCCAGGATCGGGAGGAGTAATGTGTGACTCCGCTTCAGCCCGTGCCCTGAATTCAAACTCTTCCTGTTCGTTCATTTGCCTTGTGACCTCTTCCATTCCTGATAGCGGCGTTCCTTATCAGGGTCAGAATAGGGTGACACTGGGGAGGCTGGTGCCGCTTCTTTCGGCATCGCCTGACCTGCAAACAATGGGTGTGCGTCACTATAGGTCTGCAATTCGTCGTAAAAGCCTTCATCGAAATGCCCGTGCTTCTTGCGATAGTCCCGCGCCATCTTTGCGACTACCTGGCTGCGCTGATTCAACGCCTTCGCGGTATTGATAATGAGCGTGTTGCCTTCGGTGGTCTTGCCGAGTCCCGGCGTCATGGATTGCAAGAATTCACGGTCCTTATCGGACAAGGCCCCAGGCATACCCGCACCGCCGGCTGGGTTTCTCAGTGTCAGCGCGATTTCATTGGACAACGCTTCTAAAGCTTGCTTGGCTGGTAGCGATGGGTCCACCTTGAAGCCTAGGGAATCCCCTAGTGCCTGTATCTGCGTCATGGCGGGGGCCAGCTTGCCGGTCTGTACGCCTTGGAGGAGTTGTTGCATCCGGTCCAGTTTGGCTAACTGATTTGTGGCGGTAATGGCCGACTTTTGCAGATCGGCGTACTCGGTGCCGAATCCTTCGCCCACCTTCTGCGACTCTGCCGTTTCCTGCTTGTTGTTGATCGTCACCAGGGATGGGTTCAGTTCCTTGATGGATTCATAGACGGTGCGCGGCGACACCCCTGGCCCCGCTTCTCTAGCCAATCGTGCCGCCATCGCGGGCGTTTGCTGCGTTTTCGGCAAGGCCATGAACTTCGCCATGGCGTCATTGGTCGCCTGTTCGCCTGCCGTCTTTTGTGCGTCCTTCGATTGCGTGTAGCTGAACTTCTGCTGTTGCAGCGTTTCGTTAGAGCGGGTCAGATCGGTTCGCGTGCGGTCCACCGCCTTTTCCTTCTCCTGCCACGCGTCATAGGTGCGCTTGATGGGGTTCTCCACATACGCCTTGCGTGCCTCTTCCCGTTCACGTAAGAGCTCTAACCCGCCAAGTTGCGAGGCCAGCCCTTGCTGATCCATCGGAGAGGCGACCGCCATTTTCTGCTTGAGGGCTTCAATCTCCGTGGAGTAGCCGTCGATCTTTTGCGTGAGTGGAGCAACCAGCGTGCCCATTTTGGCGCGTTCGTCCGGGGTAATCTGTTGGGCATAGGCTTTGTCGATGCTCGGATAGCTGGTCTGCTCATCACCTGGCAGTGTGGAGAGTCCCGACTTCTCCTGCATACGTGCCATCACGTTGCGGTTGATTTGATCCAAGGGCCCCCGCAACATGGGATCGGACTGCGTTTCCCGCTCCATCAAGGATATCTTTGCTGAGTTCTCAAAAATCTTTTGATTCAGCGTGTCGATCTTCGCCTGTGTCAACGGATTGTCTAACGCATGCTTGATGGTGGTATTGAGGAGTTCCTTGCTACCTCCTACCGCTTCACTGACAGCGGCGGCATCCTGTGGAGAAGTCGCCTGATTGATGAGACCGCTTTCCCGTGCGGCAAAGGCCCCTGCCCTAGCCTGTGATTGCTGCTGAAACGTGTCTGAGAGCTTCTTGGCATAATTGGGAGCGACCTGCGTGAGCTTTTGCATGCTGGCTTGTAGTCCGTCTGTGTCGCCTTCGTTCTTTTGCCGTACCGCCTCTTGCACTACGCTCTTGGCTGTAATCCATTCGTCAGGCCCCATGGACGGCAAGCCCTGCATCTTCGCTAGTTCGTTGTTGGCGTTCCACGATTGGAACAGATCGCCGTGCTGCACTTGTTCCGTCAGCACTTTAATCCGCTCCTCGTTGGCGAAGTGCTTGCCTTGCTGTTCGGTCCGCATCTGGTCAATGTCAATGGCGCGTTTATGCTGATCCAAGGATTCTTGATGCTGTGCCATGCCTGCCAGTTGCGCCATGGGTGCGACCGCCTGCATGGGGTTCCACACATCGGAGAGTTGGATTGGCTGCGTCGGTTCAATCGGCATAGGTCCTCGTTATGATGTCGTGCTTAAAGAACCAGGCGTATTGACTAAGAACGGACTCCCGCCGCTGCTGAATTGCGTGGTCTGCGGGACGTTCCGTTGCATCATGTTCTGGAACATTTGTTGATAGGTTTGCGCGTTCAGTTGGTTCTGATACAGGCCGATGCCGGACTGCACCGAATTGGAGATGCCTGTGGCGATGTTTCCGTAGGCCACGCCTTGCTGCATTTGCGCGTTGCCAATCTGTTGGCCTGCTAGGGTGTTCGATTGTGCGAGGTTTTGCCCCGTTTGCAGGGAATTACTCGCCTGTCGTGCGGCGGCGTTCTCACCGAGCGAGACGGTGTTGTAGAGGTTGTTAAAGTAGCGTTGGGCGTTGTCGCCTAACAGTTGCGAATACCCGCGCCGGTTCAATTCCAGTCCGGCCCCTGAGTTCGTCAACCCTTGCCGCGCTAACTGCCGTTCGTTGAACCGCTGCAATTCTTCTGACTGCCATTGAAACGTGGGATCGCGGGAGAGTTGGTCAGAGATGTTCGCCTTGCCCGTCATCAGGTCTTGCAGAATGGGAGCCGTGGACCGACCCACGGCGGCGAACGGGTCCAGGTCTTGCCGTGCCCGATTGTCTAACTCATAGAGCGTTTGGCGATTGATATAGGCGGCGTCTTTGGCAGAGGCGGCAGCTTTTGAGGCTCCACTTGCGCCAAGCAGACCCCCACCAATCGCGCCCACCGCGCCAACTCCTGCGGCTCCTACGGCTACCCAGGTCATAGCGTTCCCTCCTGCTGCATGACTGGCAGCAATTGTCTCACATCTGTATCACACAGCGCATCAAAAGAAGCGTAAGACGGAACGATGATTTCGTCCTCGATCTTTTGCAGATCGGTTTCGTTGGTCAAATGGATCGTCGTCCAGACCGTATCGGTATGGGTATAGACCACTCGTTTCGTCCCCGCTTTCGAGGTCATAATCTTTAACGCTTCCAACTGTTGCGGCCCTTCCTCTGTCGCTAAGGACACCCGCCCAGCCACCAGCATATTCAGGTGCGCGTGCTTGTGGATCTTCCCGACTACCAGTGTATGCGCCGGGATAAAGATCGTGCGTGCATAGGCCCCTGGCGCGAATTGGTGATGCAGGGGGCAGTCCACTTCCTGCAACTGCTTCTCGGCAATCCCCTTGAGCAAGGCCGCTTCAATCGCGCAAATGGACTCGCGCATGGTTTCGTCTTTGGTAATCACATCATTCATGGCATCACCCTAACTCCGTACACGGCACTCGGCGGATCAATCGCCACGCCCGTTCGGTTGTAGAGCACTACCGTCACAACCCCTTTGGCGCTCACATATCCCCACGGGACTAACCCGGTATTGAACGTGGACGGCACCGCCACTTGCACTGTCTGTTGCTGGTCAGGGCGGGCTTCTGTCACCGTCACCGTAAACGTTCCGATTGCGCCGGCTAGAATGTTCCCCACATCAACCGTCACCGTCCCCACCATGCCCAGGAAGTTCGCCGTGGAATTGTTAAAGTACTCATTGGCGCGGGGGTCATCCCGTTCCTTCACGCTAGGGGAACTTCGCAACGGTTTCGCCATTATCGTCCTAACGCCTCCACATCCTCTTGCGCGGAGATGAGGATGAAATCGGAATCATCACTGTGAACAAATTCATACTGCACAGTTTTGTAGATGCCGTTCCTACGCCAGTTGACTAATTGCTCATGCTGTCCGACTTGCCCTAGCGAGGCCCAGCGTTCCGTTTCCCATTGCGCGGCATTGTTCACCCGCCTCCGCATGGTCACTTGTGGATCACTCACCGTTCCGTTGCCTGCCCCGCGCTTCATCTTCACGCGAAGCTGATTACTGCGCTTGGTGACATCCATGCCGTAGTTGATATGGCCCGTGCGGACCAGCGTGCGAATGGGGTTCCCGTTATCAGTAAAGGCGGTCCTGTCAAATTTGTAGATCAAACCGTTGGCCCAATCGCCGACGAGGTGCATGTTCCAGTCACGGGCGTAGCAGTAGGCGTTCCCCCTGAACCTTCCGTAGCTGCCTGAGACGGTATTCCAGTATCCCCACTTACTCCACTTCTCAGTTTTGTAGTTGTAGACCAATGACTGACCAGCCGTGGGGAAGTTCAGCACATAGAGCGGATAGCCTTCGATGCTCACCACGTAGCCAATCGCATCATCAACAGAGGCATAGTGCTGAATGACCCGATCATAGGGAGTCGAGACGGCTTGCACAGCGCGGCCTTGCATGGTCACTAACCGGCGTTCATGGTCCAGCCACATCCAGGTATTGCCGACTTTCGCCAAGCTGTAGGGAGCTGAGCAGCCAAACGATTGCACCGATCCGTCGAGGCGTGTAAACGGCGTTACGCCGTCGTTAATCCAGAACTCCACCGACGTTCGGCCAAGCAGAATGACTTCCCTGAATCCGGTTTTCATCGCTACCACACGGTCAGGTTCGCCATCGGCTGAGGCAAAGTCTAAGGCGTTCCACGCCGTCATATCGGTGGGTGAGCTAAAGTTAAATCGAGCGGTTCCTGTACTATTGGCGAGCAAGTACCCATCCAGATAGGCCACATGCGTCACTGCCGTCGGCGCATCCACATCGGCCATTGTGGTCAAGGTCGAGAGGTCTGTATGGACGATATTGGCCCCGTTCGCCATCGCGCACTTGGTGCCGTCCGTTGCAAAGGTGACAGGCGAACTGGGGAGCAAGGCGGACGAACCAGTAATCTCTGTCATGGTGCCGGCGCTATCGGTGATCTTCCACACGCGGCGATTGGACACGGCCAACGCGCAGTGCTGTTCATCCCACCAGTAGAGGCCGTCAATCGGGAGGTTCGTCCCTGTGTCCTTAAAGGAGATGAGGCCAGGGCGCATCGGCACATGGTCAAACTCGTTCACATAGCCATCAATGACCGTGGAAGCCGTTTGGTCGAGTTCGATTTCCTCAACGGACTCGTATGGCTGTCCAAAGAGCGGTGTCGGTTGCCACGCCATTATAAGTAGGACGCCTTTCCATGATAGTTGGAGGTCGTGGGCTTCATGCTCTTATCGAAGATATCGGTATAGGCTCCCTTGGCCTTCTGAATGAGATATTCCCGTTCAGGCAGCGCAATGCCGTAGAGATCGGCCAAGTCAAAGGCGAGCTTGTACACCAGCATACGCGGCCATTGTTGCGGAAAGTCCGGCGTATCGGATGCGGTATCGAAGTCGAACAAGGGGCGTTGATACAGCAAGCGAATCTGCTGCGGAGCGGTATAACTGGTGCCGCTGGTCCATGTGGATGGGCCTGCTCCCCCTGCCGTCCAGTACAGCAAATAATTTGCGCCGGTGATCGGCTTGTTGGTGGTATCAGCGGTATGCGAGCGGATGCACTTGTAGGCAACGGTATCGGTGCCGGTCACTACCGATTGTGTATTGACCGTGGCGAGCATCGGGGCCACATAGAGCGTCCGGCTGGCGCTATCCCGATGGTCGGTGAGGTAGACCTTCTTCGGATCGCCGCTATCCGTCTTGTTCTGGATGCCCTCGTATTCCATCGCCGTGACAATCGCCATGGGGTAATCCATGGCTTGCCCATCGCGGTAGGTCGCCGTGTCGATCTTCGCTATATCTGTGGGGAGGCCGTTGGAAGTGGTATAGACGAAGGTATTGGCTACCAACGTGAGAGAAGAGGCGGCGGCCCTGGTCCACTTCAGGTCGCCCGTTTCATCGACTTCCCGCACAATCAGATTCAGGAGCTTGATCGCGTCCTGCGATTGCGCCCCGTCCAACGTCTGCCCAGGGGCCAGCACACCGATTAGCTTGTGCGCCATCTCAATGAGCTGATCCCGTGTCAGCGTAAAGTCATAGGTCGTGCCGACGGTCATTACAATTCCTCAACGGATTGTTTGCAGTCGTGAATCACCTGATTAATTTTCTCTAGCCGCTGTGCAGCGGTAGCAACCAACTGATCCAGCCGCGCCATTTCCTGAATGCGTTCATGCTTGAGCTTGGCTGATTCGTCGTGGATGCGCTGCTTCTCTCTAATCACTTGCTGTTCATAATGCGCCACCTGAGACTTCAGGTGTTCCAACGGGGCAATCTGTGCATGGAGTTCCGTCACGCGCTGCTCATGCTGACGTTCGTACTCGCTGATCTTCTGTTTCATGTCCACGGAGGCAAGGCGCGTCTGCTCATGCAGATCCTTGATGATGCTTTCAAGCGACTTCTTTTCAGCCGTCAACCGCCCAATGGCGGCGTTCAAGTTATTCAGTTCCATGACTTGCGGAGATTCCTGCACGGCCATATCGCCTCCTAGTTCGTTCGTGGTTTCTGATCCAGATAGATGTATAATTTGCCGCTGCTCAAGGTAGACACGCTCAGACCGGCATACACGCGGCCAATCGGTTCAGAGGTGTTATAGGTCGCGCCTGACGCAAAATCCTCAAAGATGGTCTTTCCAAACCCGTCCACCACTAAGACCGTATGATTCAAGGTCGTCGCATTCTTCCAAGAGATACGGGCAATGCGTAACTCTGCGCTCGCCTTGGTGCCTGTCGTATCAATGACCCATGGATTGCCGGTCAAATCGTCTGCCATGTTTACCCCTGATAACTCAGCATATAGTCATCTGCTCCGTCAGGCTGATCGCCACGAATGATGCGCCTATACAGTTGCAACCCAGGAGAGGCCGCTGTGCCGAATGAACTGGCATGGAGTTGGCCCCATCCAATCGCGCTCATTTGCGGGTAGCGGCGTGCAGCTTGTGTCGAAAGTGTCGTGACCATTTAGACCTGTGTGATAATGCGTTCAATCGTGGTATCGGATGCCGCTGCCGTCGCCTTCAGTACAATCACTTTCCCGTTGAGATCGCCTGCGCCAAAGTCCACCTTATAGAGTCCGCTGCCCACTTCTGTTACGGCGCTGAGTGTGCCTGCCGCAAACACCCCACCATCTATCGAGCGCGTGACACTGACTACCAATCCGGTGGATGGCGCATGGTTCGTGCTGTCCGTCATGAGAAATTCAAACGCGGCGAGGGCTTGGTTCTGCTTGATGTTGGACGTAATCGCCACGGCTGAGGTCACGCTGGCTACTGATCCCACCACGTTTCCACCGACATTCCCTGTCACGCTCCCGACTGCCCCCGTGACCGATCCAACCGCGCCGACCACAGACCCCACCGATCCGGTGACATTGCCCCCGACATTTCCGGTCACACTGCCCACCGCACCCGTCACGGACCCGACCGCACCAGTGACACTCCCTACGGACCCGCTGAGGTTGCCGGTGAAGTTGACCGTAGTGGCCGCGTTCGATCCGGCAATAAACAGCCCGTTTGCCGCGCCAGGTACGGCACCGCTAGTATAGAGACTCTTCCCAATGCTACTCGCCGTCGTGAAGTCGCCTGCTGTCGCGTCCTGCCATACGCCCGTGGCAATCTGCGCGGCGGTAAGCTGGTTCGTGACCGTCGTCACCGTTGGAATGACCGCGCCCGTATGCGTCACGCCTGACAGCACAATACCTGTCGCTGCCGTGATGTTCGTTGGAGAGGCTACCGAGGAGGGGAACGTCACCCCTGCTGCTGCCGTCACCGTCTGCCCTGCTAACTGCGTGGTATTCGCCGTCAGCGTATCGCCAAGGATTTGCGCGGTGACTGAATCGCAAAAGTCGGTATCGTCGGCTCCTGTCGCCGTGATGTAGTAGGCGAGATCGCCGAGCGTATTGGTGTCAGTCGTGGTGAGTGAGACGCTATACCAGCCGTTCGCCACTTCAGCCACCGCCCCACCAGCTGCACCGAATGCCCCGCCGTTCTTGCTCAGGTTAACGGTGCAAGTGAGGCCGGTCTTTTTGCTAAAATGATCTGCTGAGTCGATCATCTTAAACATGCGGACACGGGCGGTGTTTTGCTTCAGTTCAGCCACAGCGCCCCTTAGTTAATGGCAAATACGCGGTACTGTTGAATCTGAAAGCCGTTCCCGGCGTTGCTCACCGACTGCGCCACAAAGAGATCCAGCGTATTCGACACTGTAGAGTCAAACCCTGTGCCGACTGCTGGCGCGGTGTTCGGGGCCATACATCGTCCCGTGCCTGCGGCATTGTCGGCTGATCCTGATAACTGTGCGACCATCTGACCGTGCAGTGAGGCTTGCCCCATCAGGGTCGCCAGCGTGCCGTTGCCCACCGTGCGAGCCGTCAACATAATGTCAAACCACATGGGAATGGTCGTATGCGCCGTGGTGGTCAGGTTGATTGCCCCAGTGGTAAAGGCAATCACGGCACCCACCATGATTTGCATGGTGAAGGTGTCGGGGCCGGTCACGCGGTTACTGACTCCCGCCACCCCTTGAATATGCAGGCCTTTCCCTGGACGGTCAAAGAAGTTCGGCGGCAGTGTAATCAGTCCAGACGAAGCCCCCGCCAGCGCGGTAGCAGACGTAAACATGGACTTCGCCGTGGTATAGGTGTTGTACAACTGCCCAGCGGCGGTGAGATTGACCAGACATTCATTCCATCCTTGTGCGGACATAGATTCCTCCTACGAATACTGCACTTGGCGGGAGCCAGTGCGTGTGCCAATCGACGATAAGGTTTTCCGAAAGACCACCGTGCTAGGGATGGGGGTGGTGATCCCTGTTGGCGATTTGTAAAAGCGCACGGCAGGTGATTTTGGCCCCGCTCCGGGATAATCCGCTTGTGCCATATTGAGGAAACTGCCCTCTCGCTGCGTGGGTTCAAACCCCGCATCAGCCAGCGTGCCAGTTACGGTCATATCGTTCCCATACCCGCTGATATCTGTATCGGAATTGCATTCGACGCAATGTATTCTTCCTAGTGAGATGGAACGCGCATCGTTGTAATCGACGAGGGCTTCCGTAGCCGTGAGTTGTCGGTTCCACACACAGACCCATGCCAATGCCCCATTCAGCGATTTCGTGGCGAGATCCCCGCCGATTCCGTAGGCCAGCGTATTACTCCCTTCGGCCATCGTAAATGTGCCTGCGTAGCCGTTCGCCGTAAACGTGCAGGTCGTGGCGACTCCGTTGAGATAGAGGATGCCATCAGCCCCGGTCCCCGCTGATCGTGCCCAGGCAAACAGCACACGGGTCCATGATCCTGTGCCGAGTGAAGTATTCGAGACCCATGTCGGCCATTGCGACAGGCTGGTGTTGTCGAATCCCAGCGTGAGCGTAGAAGCGTTCACCGTAAACCGTGCATTGAGCGTGTGGTCGGTCGTAAACGGCTTTGCGATGCAACTCTGTTGTGCGGTGATGTTCAGCGCCGTCAGATTGACCCAAAACGCAAACGAGCACGCCGTAGCTCCATTGAAGCCAAGGTTCACCGACCCCCGGCTCATGTAGTTCGCGGCGTTGTTATCGAACAGGCGTGCCATAGTGGTTAGCGATAGCGCACGTAACAGGCCACATCTGCCGTGGTCGTAAAACCGAGATAAATGCCCGTGGAGGCCACAAAATCTATTGGGAAGGTGATCGGCGTGAGGACGGCGGCTGCTGCCACGTTCCACGTAAAAATGGCCGGGGATGTTTCGGTCGTGTTGTTGTAGAGAATAATACTGCCTGCCGTCGCCGCCGCATCGGTGCCAATGCAGGTAATGTCTTTCATGAATCCCGCTGTGGCTTTAATTTGTGTATCGGCTGTGACCGTCGCACTGAGCAGATAGCGTTGCTCTGTGACCATCACGCCGGTTGCACTCCCGCCGCTAGTAGCCGTTTGATCTTCGCCGGATATCTGTGTGACTAACGTCGTTCTCACGGCGTCGTTCGTCTCATCCATCGCCGTATCACCTGCGGGCGTCACCATCGAAGTCCATTGCCCACCGGACACGTTGCACACGTTCTGCACCAGCTTCCCCGCGATATAGACGGGCGCGGTGGTGTAGACGGTACATTCGGCCATCGCCTGCTGTGGCGAGAACACCCAACAGAGTCCAAGAACGAGCCACACAATCCGCTTAGTCATGGTTATATCCTTTGATCGCGTCTTGCCCCAACGCGGAGGCCAGACTGTTGCCATAGAGATGCACTGCCTTGAGATGCCCCAATCGTTTCGCTATATCCATCAGCACAAAGAACTGTTGTGCAAAGCTGAAATAGGCGTTGGTGGTCCGAAACACCTGCTCGCCGATCTCCACTTCATAACTGTCTGCCACTGCCCCGACTCCTGTAATACCTGAGGCGTAGCACCCCTCAGAAATGTGACAATCAAACCCGAAGATGTGCAGGGAGCGGCAGCCGAGAAAGAGGCTGGCACTCATGGCGGCGAGGCTCACGCTTCCCCCGGCATTCAACACCAGGCAATCGGTATAGCCGTGTTTGTCCCAGTATTCCGTCAGGGGTAAACCGCCCTGCGGGGTGTTGAAGATGTACAGCGGCAAGCCGTCCAGATGTTCGACACAGAACGGGTTGACTTGTGTGGCTATCAGATGCGTCACGCCTTTGACGGGCAGCGCCAAGGATTGCCGAATGTCCTCACTGGCATCGAGGCAGATCACATAGTCAGGGGTCAGATCATGTGAGACGCACCACTGATACATGCGCTCAATCGCCACGATCACCGCGCCCTGTTGCTTGAGTGTGCGGAGGACTTCTAACTGCCCATCCACCGACGGACCGCCACCAATGACGATAGCTTCGCGGCCTGTTTCCTTGCCTTCCAGCACGGCCATATCCGGCCATTTGCGTGAGAGCATGGTGTCAATGTTGGCCTTCCGCGCACTCAGCGGGAACTTGTTAAAGACTTTGATTTCCGGGATCTTCCGCTTCTCAGCAAAGATCCAATCCAGATTGGCGGACGCGGCCTGTGGATCGACCACTTCCCACGGTCTGACGGCACCCGTATATTTCCACAGGGACGTGATGTTCTCATCGCAGTAGAGGGCTTCAAATCCACAATGCTCCATGACATACGTCAGCGTGTCATAGGTGAATTGGTAGACATGCGCCTGCTGCCAGAGCCGCGTCAGATTGGCCGTCTTGAGGCCAGGGACGCCGATATACACCACGCCATCTTTGTTCATCAGACGCCGCACGGTATCGAGCATATGGGGCAAATCTAGGCAGTGCTCTAAGACATGATGCAGAATGACCACATCGGCCTTCTCACCTGTCACCAAGAGATCGTCAAAGGTGCCATGCCGAAGATTCAGCCCGTGCGCTTGTCCATAGGCGACTGACGTAGGATCGGCATCAATGCCCAGCACGCGGCATCCAATGTCCGCAAAGGCTTGGAGCATCCCGCCACGATTGCAGCCGAGGTCAATCACGCTGGTTGGGGTCACATCGAAGGCGCGTAACAACTCAAGGAGTGAGCCGCCGTCATTGTGGGCACTCTTAAATTCATGCTCTTGCGTGGTCTGTTCGTCGTAAATCTTGCGGTATTCCTGCGCGTAGAACTGGATGAATGCCTCTGCTGTCATGCGCGGAGAGGCGTAGAGCACGCCGCATGTCGTACAGCAATGCAGCTTATAGGGGATACCATATCGGTCTTGCTCAGTGACGAGGACGGAGCCTGTGTTCCCGCACACGCAGGACACAGACTCCATCGCATACTCGCCGGATATCATTTTGGCGCGCACCTGCCGGATGTAATAGTCCGACTGATCGCGTACGCCACAGGTGATATCCGTCATGATTAGGCTCCGACCATCCGATTGTATCGGAGGTAGATGTAACCTGTGCCGGCACTCGCCGCCGTGGTGTTCTGCCACACGATATTCACGCCGCTCGTGGCATTGGCGGGAATGTACATCTTCGTGATGTTCTGCAACGTGGCCGTGACCGCGTTGTTCAGCAACGTCCCGCGTGCGCCAAGGGTTGTCGATCCTTCATCCACCACACGGTAGCCCGTGACTTCCACGGTGCACCCCACAAGGAAGCCGGTCACTGTGGTGCTGCACCCCACATCCAAGACGGCGCCAGAAGCAGGGGTTGTCACCCGCAACCAAGCGTCAATCAAGCGAGAGGCTTGCGGCAAGGCCACGCCGGACCCCGCCACCACGCCTGAGGCGGTGGCAAACCAGGCGACAATGCCCATCTGTTCGATCCGGTCAGGATCGACGTTGATGCGGTGCGTGCTTGTCGTCACCCCCTGCAAGAACAGGGCAATCCCGTTCGCGGTGATGATCGACAAATCCGCTGAGGTCGTCGCCACATCGGTGAAGAACCGCACTTGGCCGTTAGAGAACGTCAAGGGGTTCGTGGCGCTGGTGCCTTGGGCATCGCTATAAATCGTCAGCTTCGCCGGGGAACTCGCCGTCAGGACTTGGCAGGTGCCAGTGGAATCGCTAATCGGGCGGTTCAAGCGCAAATCAAACAACTGAAACTGCCATTCAACATAATTGCTAGCCATAGTCAGAACTCCTTATCGTATGGACGGTTTCAGGGGGCCAGGCCATCCCGACCCCCGTGCGTTCCAGTCCGTTAAATGCCACCTTTCACATGCGCGTTGTACCAAAACAGGTCATTATTCGCGGTAGTCACCGTGAACGTGGTCCCTGAAATGGTCGCGCAATAGGCTCCTGTCGCACTGGTGCAACTGCCGCACTGCACACCGGTAATCACGGCGTTGGCCGGAATCGGCAGCGTAATGACCGTGCTGGTTCCCGATCCTCCGCCAATTCCAGACATCAGATGCGTCGTCTCACCAGTGACCTTGACTCTCACGGGTCCATAGGCTGTTTGTGCCATCGGTCCCTCCCTTAGTCAGCCACCGCAGCCGTGAACACATGGACTACGCCGTTATCTTCATCGGAGAGCGATGAATCAATGGCGTTGCGTCCATAGACCAGCTTGGCGGTGTTACGGATTTCATGGACCTCATACGTGACCGTATGGCCCAAATCCTGTTCCTGTTCGTTGAACTTCGGCATCTGGCCCCAGACCACCGTCCCCGCCTGCGCCCCCATAAAGAGGTTATGCGCGCACTGGATGGTGCTCGACACCAACTGCACGCGGTCATACTCGTAAATGAGTACGCCGTCATACGATCCACGGAACGAATTGCCGGTAAACAACGAGGAGTCGCGGTTGCCGTTCGGCGGCAGCAAGAGCTGCGCGTTGCGATAGGCCGCGTCATTGTCCACCATGTCACGCACCGCGTAGGGATGCGCCACAAAGACAAACCACTGCTCAAAATTCATCCCGACTTTCACGTTCATCGGGCGAATACGCGAGACGGCATTCACCGGAATCAACGCCTTGCGCTTGGCAATGCGAATGACGTTCGTGGTCAACTGGTCCGCTGTGTTGTCCACGTTGGTCAGCGCCGTGGTGTGGGTGCTGTTCCAATTGGAATCCAGCGCCCCGTACAGGTACCGTCCTCTGACGCGGCCTGTGGAGGTGCCGGACAAGGCGGCAATGATGTCCTCATCCAAGCGGATGCGAGCTTTCTCGACCAAGGCTTCGCGGCCCTGGTTGAGCAAATCCCAGCCAACACGCTTCTGCGACATCGGCACATCGTCAAACCGGACCAAATGCCGGATATTGTCGATGGTGATGCGCTGGTTATAGAACTCAACCCGTCCTTCGTTGCCGAGTCCGAAGGTGTTGCCACTCACGTAGCCACCCTTCAACTGCGAACGAATCCCGACGTTGATCGCATCCCCTGGCATCTTCGCCAAGTCCTGCTTGACCTGAATGACGGCATCCGTGGACGGCCCCATCAGGTTTTTCATCCACAACTGCCCGATATATTCTGCGGCAATCCGATCCTCCCATTGGGAGACGGTCACGCCGTGGCTCGTTAAAACTTCTGTGTAGGCCATCGCCTAAACCTTTCTAGCCCGCTGTCTTGCTGAATCCAGGGAACAAGCTGTCGAACACCAGTCGCGGTTTCTCATCAGGGGTGCCAGGTGTGACACTTGCCACCCCGCCAAGGCCCTTGATGGTGTCTAATGCCACGCCCTTGGATTTCATTTCTTTCAAGACTTTTTCGCGGACTTCTTTTTCCAGATTGGTGCGGACTTCCGTTTCAATGGCCTTCCGCATGGCATCAGGATCAGACCCGTACTTGGCCTTCGCCTCGGCTTCCTTGACGACTTTAATGGCTTCCAGAAGCGGCAATTTCGCGCTGAAGACCCGAGCCTGCACGGCGGGGTCTGCGTCAAACTGACGAAAGGGCGCATCGTCGGCCCATATCGTCTTCATGACGTACTCTTCGCCATATTGCTCAACCGCCGCCCAATGGGACGCGGCCACGCGTTCCGACTTCTTCGCCTCATCGACCAGGACTTCCGGCGGCATGACTTTCGGGGCGTCCTTCTGCTCATCGTAGGTGCCATCGAACTTCTTGCCCAACACCTCAATCTGTTTGGTAAGAGTGTCGATTTTGCGCTGCGTTTCTACATTGACTTGACGCTCGCGGGTGTAGGCATCCCGCGTGTCTTTCAACTGCTTATTGAGGCGCGTCAGCTCTTTCTGAGTTTTGTCCGTGTCTGCATCGGCGGCTTTCTCTTCGGGCTTGTCTGCCGACTCTTTGGGTGCTTCTGCTTTGGACTCAGGCGCAACCGCAACAGAAGATTTATCCACAGATTCAACAGGCGTGCTCGCAGGGACATGACCGACCTCCTCAGGGGTAACGGTGGGCGCACTATTCCCTAGTCCTAACGCGGTCAGGACTGATGGGGTGGTGCTGGTCTCAGATGCTGATGCTGTCGCTCTCGTACTCATGGTCTATGACCTCCTCAAGCCCTTCCGCTTGCGCGGGGATGGGCGGTTCAACTGACTCGGCATCCCTGACCTTGACATCTGCCAAGGGAAGAGGGACGCACTCCCAATGAATCACCTTGTCGCCAATCTGGAGCTTCTTCAGCCCCAAATCGTTCGTCAGGTCGTGGCGTTTCAAGAACGCTTGCGCCTGCCATTTCCCAGGCTTGCCACGGAACTTCTTGCCAATGGTCGCTTGTACCCGCTCGACATGCCGCTTGGCCTTTTCGTCATCACTGATCGGCGCATACTTGTTAATCGGCTGTTCAGGCATAAAGAAGTTCTCGCCGCATTCCTCTAAGAGAAACTTGGCCCAGTCTTCGTTCTCGACATGACATTGAGGATTAAACTCTAACTGCCCTTCGCGTTCGCTGCGTGAGACAAACGGGATAGGGGTGTTGAGCTTATAGGGCAAGGGTTTCGGTCCTCGATATTCCAGCAACATCATTTACCCCCTAAGAACACATACCGCGTATTCTTAACCTTCAGAATCCGCTCCCCGCGCTTATAGTCGTCGTCCATCTGCTCGACTTCATGCACATGGAGATTCAAGTCCTGGCCCTGAAACGCCCGTTCGGTTTCAACCGTCGTGGCGTGCGGGTCACTCAGTCGGCTGTGTGGGATCCTGATTTCTCGACTCACTTTGTATCCTCGCTGCGTGAATAGCGGCCACGTTTTTCATGGCGTTGGTTTCAAGCTCGACCCGCTGCCCGTGGTGCGTGGAAATCGCCGCAATCTTGGCGCGTTCCACATCGGCATCGGTCTTCATCTTCATCTTGATGATTTCGGCCTTGTTCTGAAGTGTGCTGGCCGCATCCGTCCCGCCCAGTCCTTGCATTTCGGCCTGCGCCAGCATGTCCCACTGGAACTGCTTCGCCATAATCGCCTTCTCTGCCGGCGTGAGTTCGTTCCACTGAAAGGCGACCGAGACTTTGGGTTGAATGGGTGGGGCCTGGCTCATCCCGTCCACGATTTGCAACAGGCCCTCTTTATTCCGCAGATCGCTCATGGAAATGAACAGCTTGGCCCACTGCGGCCCAAACTGAAGCACTTGCGGGAGCGTGGTCGCCAGGGTTTCAAACTGTTCGGCTTGCGAGGTCGTATGATCGACGGTATCCACCGCAATCAGATCGTAGATTTCCTCCCTCAAGCTCTCAAAATGTTCGGATGAGAGGCGAACGGTACGAACCAAGCCAGGGTCTTCCGAGATTTGGAAGACGACTTCATCGGTATAAAATTGCTTAATCATTTCGAGGGTGAGGACAGCTTTCATGCGGCGTGAACGCCGGATGTTGTCGTAAATCGGCATCACCCCGGCCTGATGGATCATCTGCAATCGCTGAATGCCCACTCCTGAACGCACTTCGGGGGCGGGGTTCAACTGATCTTCGCCGCTGATTCGCCGCATGCTCATTTTGGCTTCCTGAAGCATGGTCAGGTTGCCTTGCGAGATGTCGGCGTTTTCCTTAATCACGAAGCGGTCAAACTTGCCGTTCTCGACTTCAATCTGGCCGTCCATACGGGCCAGTTCGTTCGCCAATTCGTTCTTGTCGCGGATCGCGTTGCGTTCGTAGATCGTTTGTCGATTATTGAGCGACCACAGGGCTTTGGACCGTCGCGCATTGATTTCCCGCTGCGGGTCAATCAGGCCCGACACATAGCCTTGCGGCTCGCCGTCGATCTTGCGGTAGCAGTAGTACGGAATGAAGGGGAAGAGATTGCAGCGATAGGGAGAGGGTTTCGGGCCGTCCAGGAACAGCCCACCGCAGTACACGGCCACCCACATCCGGTCCACCGACCGTTCGGTAATGACGGACCCAGGCAGTTCAGCCAGCGCATCCTTGAGGGACGATTTCGTGACGCCGCGTTCTTTATAGACCGACTTGGTTTCACCCGTAGGCAGTTCGATCAAGTACTGCGTGGCGCGTTTCTTGTACCAAATCTCGACGGGACGAAAGCGCCGGTTTTTCACATCGTAGTAGCGGCCAATCTCCCAATTCCTGAGCTTGAGCGCGTCCGGGTCAATGTTGCTGAGATTGGCGAGGGAGGGTTGCGAGGTGCCTAAGACCTGTTGAATCAGCGCGGCTTTCTCTTCGCCCCACAGTTCGACGGCGATATCTTCATCAAACCACTTGGCGCGGCAGACATACCGCGCTTCGATGTTGATGTCATAGGACCGGCAGAACGGGTCCACAAACATGGTAAACGGATCTTCGCGCCGGTAGCGGACTTGCTGTTCACCCAGTTCGTTGCGGTGGACAATCGCTTCGACCCAGCCGATACCGCCAATCAACTGGTCTTTGATGGACTCGCCTTCGACAAACTCAAACTGGTTCACATAGTCGATATGCTTGAGGAGGTCGGAATAGCCAGCGGCCTTCTGCTCATCCGACTGGTTCCTGCCCATGAACTTAATATTCGTGCGCTGGCGGCGAAACTGCCCTTGGAGGCGTTCGATGGTGGGGCGAATCTCGTTTTCAACGATAACGGGCTGATTGCGGTCCTTGAGAATGGCCTTTTCTTCCGTGGTCCACTGGTCGCCATGCTCAAAGCGGTAGCAGGTATCGGCGTTAAAGCGCCATTTCGTGACAATGGGATGATCGGCGGCAAGACGAAACATCCGATCCAGTTGGATCAGTTCGTCTTTTTCGGCGGGATTGTTACCGTAATACTGGAAATCGTCCAGGGAAGCTGCACCGCTGCGAGGCCGTTACCGGCGAGGCGGCGTAGAGGACGTGTAGATATCTATTCGCATAGCACGTTCGACACGTTCTGTCAACTGGTCAGGGGGATACAGCACCGTTTCCAGCATCCGCACGCATTCTGCGGTGGGTTTCAAGTGCCGATAGAGCTGCATCAAGAGATCGCGGCTCACCATGACGGGCTGATCCATGTTTAATCTTCCATATTGCTGCGTTTTGTAATACAATCGTATAAATTGCTGGGGGGCGCTATATGTCGATTCAAGAACAGATCGTATGCAAACGTAGGCGATGCGGAAGACCTGTCAAACCTGGGAGCACGCAATGCCTGAAATGTCTTGCCCAACATAGAAATTGTACGAATCGTCGAAGAGAGAAGAGACTTCAGGCTGGTTTGTGCTCCCGATGCGGGAAAGAACCGCACAAGCCAGGCATTGAACGATGTAAAAACTGTCTGACGGGAGAAGTTCAAAAGCATAGAACGCGAAAGTTTGGAATAAGTGCAGAGGAATATGATGCCTTGCTGAAAATGCAGGGAGGAGCCTGTGCCATTTGCCATACTCCCCCAACTCGTCACTCTCTCTCCGTTGACCATGACCATCATTCCAATAAAATACGCGGCCTGCTATGCCATCGGTGCAATCTTGGGATTGGATACTTCAAGGATCATATTACCCTTTTGATGCAAGCCATAAATTACTTATCCCACCCACGCGGATAGCGGTTTTCGATGAATTGTGCTGGCGCGTTGTAATCGTCTCCCGACATAGTTCGCCGCATATTCGCTCAGCCCTAGTGCATCGGCATAGTTCGGAGAGGCGATGCCTCTATCTCGCAATTCTTGCTTGCTTTCAATTTTTATTCGTTCCTTGGAAGCCCGTTGGAAATTATATTTAATGATGCTCAACTCACCGATCAGCGTGTCATTGTGCGGAATAGAAATTGTGCCCCGTTGGAACCGATCACGCAACGTCCACCAGATTTCATCCCGTTTTCGTGCAAACCGATCCGGTTCATCGGCTGATTCAGCCACATTGACGGCTAAAATATGACACGGATTGAGCCGATTCAATGTATCGAATACGCCAGAACCAATCCCGATCACATCCACCGCCGCCGCAATGCAGCCATGCTCTTGAATATGCTCT